CCTGAAACAGGACGTGGCCAGCCTGCTGGCGGCGCTGGAAGGCGGCGCGCAGCAGGTGGCCTTTGCCGAGGGCGAGGAACAGCCGGCGGCGGATGCGCTGAAAAGCCTGCTGAAACGGCTGCCGCAGGTGGTGGAGTTCGGCGAGGCAGCGCCGGAAGGCGAGGAGCAGGCCGTGGTGAACTTCGCCACGCCCGAGGGCGCTCCGGTGGATGCCGAACGCATGAAGCTGCATCGGCAGGCGCTGGCCTATGCCCGCGAGCATGGCTGCGAATACGACGAGGCGCTGCGCGCCGTCATGAACGGCTGACGGAGGACTGACACATGGCACACACTTTCATTCCCACGCTGACGCTGACCCGTTCCGCGGCGGGCGCGATTTCCGCGCATCAATTCGTGGACTTCGGCGGCCATCCGGCTGGTGAAGACGCCAAGGTGGTGGGCGTGGCTCAGAGCGATGCCCTGCCGGGCGATGATGTCGCAGTGGTGGCGGTGGGCATGGTCACCATGACCGCCGGAGCCGCCATCGCCGCCGGTGATGAAGTGATTTCCGACGCCAACGGCCTGCCTGTGCCGAAGGGCAGCGGCAGCAATGTCGCCGGCGTGGCGCTTAATGCCGCCAACCCCGGCGAGCCGGTGCAAATTCTCATCCGCTAACAGGAGGCAAGACACATGCCCATGAACACCCGACAGGCCCGCGTGATTGATCCGGTGCTGTCCAACCACGCGCGGGGCTACAAGAACGCCGACTTCGTGGCGCAGGAGCTGTTCCCGCGCGTTACCGTCTCTCAGCGCGGCGGCACGCGCATCGAGTTTGGCCGCGAGAGCTTCCGCCTGCAGAACACCCGCCGCGCGCCAGGAGCGGAAACCGAGCGGCTGCAGCTCGGCTATGCCGGCCAGCGTTTCGCGCTGGCGCAGGAGCGCCTGATGGCCATGGTGCCGGTGGAGATCGCCGAGGAGGCCGAGCGTGGCCCCGGCATCGATGCCGAGCAGGCGGCGGTGTCCATGACCATGGACAAGATCCTGCTGTCGCTGGAGGTGGAAGCGGCGCAGCTGGCCCGCGATGTCTCCAACTACGCATCCGGCAATACGGTGGCGCTGTCCGGCTCGGACAAGTGGACGGACGGCGGCTCCAACCCGCAGGAGGTGATCGATGACGCCCTGAACACGGTGCGCCAGCGCATCGGGCGCATGCCGAACCTGCTGCTGCTGGGGCCGGCGGCCTATCGCGCCCTGCGCCGGCATGCGAAGATCAGGGAGCAGTTCAAATACACTTCCGGCAAATCCATCACCACCGACATGCTGGCCGAATATTTCGGCGTGCGCCGGGTGGTGGCGGCGCATGGCGTCTATCTGGACGCAGCCGCGCCGGAAAATGCGCCGGCCAGCGACATCTGGGGCAATGACGCCATTCTCGCCTATGTGCCGGCTGGCGCACGCACCATGCTGGAGCCGAGCTTCGCCTACACCTACCAGCGGCGTGGCACGCCGGCGGTGGAGAAGGGTGCATACAACCACGACCGGCGCGCGTGGGAATATCCCGTCATCTCCGAGCAGGCGGCGCAGATCGTCGGCCCGGACGCCGGCTTCCTGATCCAGAACGCGGCCTGATGGAGGTGAGCATGAGCAAGAAGAATGAGCAGACCTACGAGGTGATCTCGCCGCTGCTGCATGACGGCAAGTCCTATCGGCGGGGCGACAAGGTCAGCATGTCGCCCGACGATGCTGAAGCTCTGGTGGCCACCGGCGTGCTGTCCGCCATCGAGGAGCCGCCGGCGGATGATGGCGGCGATGGTGAAAAAAATGATGACGCTGCCGACGCGCAGACCGGCGGCAAGAAGGGCAAGGGCACCAAGAAGTGAGCGACTACCTGACAGTGGCCGAATTCGTCGAGCTGTTTGGCGAGCATGAGGTGCTGGCGATTGCCGGTATCGGCGGGCCGAACAGCGCCGGCGGGCGGCGGGTGGATGAGCCGCGGGTGGAAGCGGCCATCGACCGCGCCGCATCGCTGGCGGACGGCTACTGTCTGGGCCGCTATCCCGCCCTGGCCGATCTGCCGGCGGCGGAAGTGCCGGCGGCGCTGAAGGGCGCGGTGGCCGACATTGCGCGCTGGTATCTGCGCGACAAGGCCGGCGATCGTGCCGCGATGGATGATGTGGTGCGCAAGCGCTACGAGGATGCGCTGGCCTGGCTGGAGGCCGTGGCCGCCGGGCGCATCGACCTGGCGTCAGAATTCCCCGGCGCGCTCCCCGTGCCTGACGGCCCGGCGGGCAGGGTCTTTGCCGACATGCCCGCCGGGCGCGCTCAGGCGGCGCTGGCCGGATGGAGGCGCTCATGAGCATCATCGAGCGCATCGAGGGCGAGATGGTGCGGGCGCTGGCCGCGGCCATGCCGTCAGCCGCCTACATCGCGCCATTTCCGGATGACGCCAAGGATTTTGACCTGGCCCGCCATGAGCTGGCGGCGCTGGTGCACTACGCCGGCAGCACCTTCGGCGCTCCGCAGGGGCTGGGCGAGCCGGGCCAGCAGGGGCGCGATGCGCGCTTTGCCGTGTTGCTCTACGTGCGCGGCCTGCGCGGGGCGGCGGGCAGCTACGCGGCGCTGGAGAGCATCCGCGCCGCGGTGCAGAACCGCCGCTTCGCCGGCGCGCTGCCGGCGCGGCTGGTGGCCGAGCGGCTGGCGGAAGAAGCCGCCGGCATCTGGCAGTGGGAAGTCGAGGTATCCGTGCCGCTGCCGGCGGTGGCGGCGCATCAGATCCGCCCGCGCACGGGCGGGCCGATAAATTTGGAGGCTGACACATGAAAACCTATCGCTGGCGCGGGCCGGTGCAGAGCCTGACCATCACCCATGAGGGCAAGGAGCTGGAGCTGCGCCTCATGCCAGGGCGCGAGGTGGAGCTGCCCGCGGAGCATCCCATGGTGCAGTGCTGGGCGGGTTCCGGGTGGCTGGAAGAAGCGCAGCCGCCGCGCCGCCGCAAGAAGGAGGTGAACAATGCCTGACGCAGTCTATTTCGGCCCGGAAATCGTGGAGCGCGACATCGGCGGCGAGCTGGTGCGCGAGCTGAAATACGCCACCGTGCTGCTGGTGGGCACTGCGCCGGTGCATGAGGCGCACAGCGATGCCGCCACCCGCGCCAAATATGTCAACAGGCCGATCATCATCCGCCGGCGGGAAGACGCCGTGGCCGCCTTCGGCCCGTGGCGCGACGGCTATACCATCCCGCAGGCGCTGGACGCCATCTTCGATCACGCCGGCCCGGCGGGCATCGGCACCATCGTGGTGGTCAATGTCTTCGACCCGGATCAGCATCAGGTGAACGGCCAGCCTGACCCGGCGGCGGTAACGAACCTCGACATCATCGGCAGCTTCGGCCCGGACGGCACGCCTTCCGGCCTCAAGTGGGCCTATGCCTGCTTCCAGCTCTTCGGCTGGTTCCCAAAGTTCCTGCTCGTGCCGGGCTATTCTCTGGCCACCGGCGTGCGGGCGGAGCTGGAAAGCATCGCCCAGCGCATCCGCGCGCATTTCTTCCTCGATGCGCCGCACGGGGCGTCCGTGCAGCAGGTCATCGAGGCGCGCGGGCCGAACGGCGGCTTCGACTTCCAGAGCAACCTGTTCGAGGCCGTGGGCTGCTATCCGCATGTGATGGCGGTCAACCTGGATGACACCGCGCCCACCGCCGGCGAGCCCGTTCCGCAGCCGTTCAGCCCGCGGCTGGCCGGTGTGTGGCTGCGCGCCATCATGGATTTCGGGCCGCACCACAGCCCGTCGAACCGGCCTATCCTCGGCATCGAGGAGATGGCGCAGAAGATCACCTACATCCCCGGAGACGCCACCTCGGACGCGCAGTTGCTGCGCGGGGCGGGCGTGGTGACGGCGGAGGAGCGCTGGGGCAAGGGGCCGCATACCGCGGGCAACCGCTCCATGGCCTATCCGACGAAGACGGACATGCGCAACTTCCTGCATGTGCTGCTGCTGCAGCACATCATGGACGAGGCGGTGCTGTTCTTCCTCGATGAGTGGAAGGACAGGAATGCCTCGCCGGCCAACATCGAGATGATCGAGGATCGCATCAACGCCTACCTCGGCGGCAAGAAGGCCGGCGACGATCCGTGGATCTATGACGGGCGCTTCTGGTTCGACCGCGAGAAGACCACGCCGGAAAGCATCGCCGACGGGCATCTGTTCTGGAAGCTGGACTGGGCCCCGGTGGGCATCATGGAGAGGCTGACGGTGGAACGCTGGATCAACATCGACCTGATCCGCGATCCGCTGGGGCTGGCCACGGCTGAACAGCCGCAGGGATAAGGAGGGCTGACACATGCCGATGCATATTCGCAGACACGCGCGCATCACCAACGCCACCATCTACCTGGAAGACAATTCGCTGGTGGGCGTGGCGCGCGAGATCCAGCTTCCGAAGCTGGAGTGGCACGAGGTGGAGCATGAGAGCCTCGGACAGGTGGCGGTGTTCAAGACGCCGGCGCGCGCCATGCAGGCACTGGAAGGCTCCATCACCTGGGAGAGCATCGACCCGGCCATTGCCCGGCGCACCCTCAACCCGGCCCGCGCCATCACCATTCAGGCGCATCACGAGCAGGACGTGTGGGGGCCGGACGGACACGTGGCGGAAGACAGCGTGACCATCGTCACCATCATGCGCTGCCTGTTCAAGTCCGCCGAGCTGGAGGCGCTGAAGAACTCCGAACAGGCCGGCTGGGAGCAGGAATTCACCTGCACGCGCCTGGTGCAGCGCGTGCACAGCGAAAATGTGCCGCTCATCGAGGTGGACGTGTTCGCCAACGCGGTGAAGGTGAACGGCGAAAACGTATTCGGGAGGTAATGAACCATGGCGGACAAGCAAGGCGTTATCGAGCGGCTGAAGGCCTATCGAGATGCCCACGAGGGCGAAGCGGAGCTGACCCTGCCGCGCACTTCCGTGGTGGCGCGCTGGCCGAAATTCATGAGCCACGGGCGCTGGCAGAAAGCGCTCAGGCTGGCCGGCGGCGACTTCGCCCGCGCCCAGGTGCTCTACATCATTCAGAATGTCACCTTCGACGGCGAGCGGCTGACGGAGGCCGACTACAACAGCCTGCTGCCGCTGGAGGACGCCCTGGCGCTCACCGCGGCGGTCTTCGGCCAGCCGGATGATGAGGCGGGGGAGCAGGCGGGAAACTGAGCGATCTCGCCGCCCATGCGTATCTCGTCAATGCCGGGTGGGATACCCGCGCGCTGGACGAGATGACGGAAGCGGAGTTTCTCGCCGTGTTCCGCTCGCAGGTGGAGCTGGATGAAGCGCGCGCCGAGGCGCAGGCAAGAGCGATGAGGGAGGGCTGACACATGTCCCGCATGACGCTGTCCATCATCGCCCAGTTCACCGATCGCGCCAGCCGCGGCATGAAAAGCCTGCTGCGGCTGGGGCGTCAGCAGGAGCGCATGCAAAAGGCCTATGGCCGCGCCTCGCGGCAGGCCGCCCAGTCGCAGCAGCGGCTGGCGCGGGCCAGCGGTGATGTGGCGCGCGCCATGCAGCGCGAGGGTGCCGCGGCGCAAAGGCTGCGCGCGGCGCTGGCGCGGGTGAACGCCATGATCCGCCGGCAGGTTTCCTTGCGCGAGCGCCTGCGCCGGGCTGGCTCGCTGGCGCGCGAGGGCCTGGGCCGCATGGGGCGGGCCGGAGCCATGGCGGCGGGCATTTACGGCACGGTGCAGGCCTCCGCCGCATCCGCCGCCTCGCTGGTGGTGGGGCCGGCGGCCCAGGTGGAACAATACCGTCTCATTCTGGAGACGGTGCAGGGCAGCGCCGAGAAGGCGAAAAAGTCGCTGGAATGGGTGACCACCTTCGCCGTCAAAACACCCTATGAGCTGGACGAGGTGATGGAAAGCTTCGTCAAGCTCCAGTCCTATGGCCTCGATCCCACAAACGGACTGCTGAAGACACTGGGCGACACCGCCGCGGCCATGGGCAAGCCGCTCATGCAGGCGGTGGAGGCCATCGCCGATGCCGTCACCGGCGAGAACGAACGGCTGAAGGAATTCGGCATCAAGGCCCGCGCGCAGGGCAAATATTTCTACTACGAATACACGCAGAACGGCGTCACCAAGGTGGCCAAGGCGCTGAAATCCGATCGCGCGCAGATCCAGCGCGTGCTCAGCGACATTTTCAACGCCAAGTATGCCGGGGCCATGGAACGCCTGTCGCAGAGCTGGACGGGCATGATGTCCAACCTCTCCGACATGTGGTTCAAGTTCCGCCTCATGGTGGCCCAGTCCGGGGTGTTCGAGTTCCTAAAAGGCAAGCTGCGCCTCGTGCTGGACGAGCTGAACCGGCTGGAACAGGCGGGCAAGCTGCAGGAGATCGCCCGGCAGATTGGTGACAGCATCATCTCCGGCCTGAAGGCCATGTGGCAATTCGGGCTGGGGGTGTGGGCGGTGCTCAAGAAGGTGGGTGCGGCGCTGGCCTGGGCGGCGGAGAAGCTGGGCGGGTGGAACAACCTCGCCATGGTGCTCATGGCGCTGCCGCTGACCAGCCTCTTTGCCTCCGCGGCTTCGGGGGCGCTGATGCTGGGCCGCGCGCTGATGCTGCTGGCGTCCAACCCCGTCACCTTGCTGGTGGCCGGGCTGGCGGCTGCCGCCGCATGGCTGGTGGACTGGTCGGCGCTCATCGGCGCGGCACGCTCGGCCTGGAAAAAATTCAGCGCCGCGCTGGGCAATATCGATCTTTCCGGCATCATGGCCCGGCTGCGCGGCATGCTGTCCGCCTGGGGACGCGGCGTGGCCGGCATGGCGCGCGGGCTGGCCTCCGGCATCGGCAGCACCATGGGCTGGCTGGGGCCGGTGTCCGAGCGGCTGGGCCGCGCCTGGAGCAGCCTTTCACGCGCCGGGCGGCGGCTGCTGGCGGTGTTCGGCGGGCTTGGCGGTTCCGGCGCGCTGGAGCGCCTTTATAATGTGCTGGGCAAACTGATCGGTCTTGGGCTGGGCGCGCTGGCGCTGGCGCTGGAGGGCGTTGCTCATGCCATAGACCTGCTGAGCGCGGGCATTGCCGCCGTGGTCTCCGGCGGCAGTGCATTCATCGGCTTCCTTGCCGCTCTGCCGCAGCGGGCCGCGGCGGCCTGGCAGGCATTCGTGCAATGGCTGAGCCAGCCCTTCGATCCGTTCCCCGGCCTGCGTCAGAAGGTGCAGGACATCATCGCCTCTCTGACGGCCAGCTTCCGGGTGCTGGACATCGGCGCGCTGATCAATCCGGTGAATTGGCCGGGGCTGCTGATGCGCGGGCTGCAGTCCGCCATCAATGCCGTGCGCAATGCCTTTGCCGGCATTGATCTGTTCGATGCAGGGATCAAGGCCCTGCAGAGCTTCTGGAACGGCATGAAGCAGGTCATGGCGGGGCTGGCCGGCTGGGCGAAGAAAAAGCTGGCCAGCATTTTCACGCTGCCGGACTGGGCGAAGAACTGGTTTGGCGGTGGCAAACAGCCCGCGGCGCAGAAGACGCAGGCGCGTGCATCCGGTGGAGCATATGGGCGCGGCCCGCTGCTGGTGGGCGAGCGAGGGCCGGAACTGATCTATGCCAGTCGCTCCGGCTGGGTGGCGCACAATGACAATCTGCGCCGCCTGGCCGATCTGTCGCGCCGCGCCGCCGCCTCGCTGGCTGCCGCCGGCATGGCCGGGCAGATGGCCCTGGCCGCGCCTGCCATCGAGCCGGTCTCGCCCGGCCCGGCGGCCATTGCCGGCGCGGCCCTGCGCGCGCCCGCCGCGCCGCGGCAGCAGGAAAGCCGCGTCGAGGTGCGCTACGCGCCGCAGATCACCGTGCACGGCAATGCCGACCC